AAAGAGGTTCGACCTTGCAGACCGTTTATTGGCTTCTATTGATTATCCTGTCGAACATCTTGTCATTGTTGATAATTCGGGAACTGCAACATGGAATCCTCAGAAACCCGATTTTGTGGTTAATATGTGGGTTATCCGTGTGCCTTACGGCTTGGGGCTTGTTGGTGCTTGGAATCTGATTATCAAATCAACGCCTTACGCACCGTATTGGTTGTTGGTGAATGATGATTGCTGGTTTGCCCCTGAAACGCTCTGTAAGGCTGATAGACAGGTTTTGACAGATGCGGTTAACTTCCTTGACTGTGTGCCTCATTGGTCGGCTGTGGCGTTCGGTGAGGGCTGTATAGACAAGGTTGGGTTGTATGATGAGCGATTTTATCCTCTTTATTTTGACGATAACGATTTCGAGCGCCGTATTGATTTCCACGGTGTCAAAAAGAACTTTATTGATGCGAAAGTTCATCACGATAACAGTTCAACGCTTAATAGCGGTTTTCAGGCTGAGAACTCTCGCACCTATTCGGCAAATCACCGACTTTTTGATAAGAAAGTGGCACAAGAGGACTATTCAGAGGGCGCTTGGTCGCTCAAAGTCCGTAGGGATAACCGATGGGATTGAGAGTTTATACGGGCGGCACATTCGACCTGTTCCATGCCGGTCATGTTCGCCTCTTAGCACGATGCGCCGAGTTGGGTGCTGTGACTGTTGCCCTAAATACTGACGAGTTCATTGAGGAATACAAGGGCAAGCCGCCTGTGATGCGGTTTGATGAGCGCCGTGAGGTTTTAGAATCTTGCAAGTTCGTTGACGAGGTAGTCGCAAACATTGGTGGTGCAGATTCGCGACCAACTATTGAGATGGTCAAACCTGACATTATTGTGATTGGCTCTGATTGGGCGACTAAGGATTATTACAAGCAGATGCAGTTCGACCAGGCTTGGCTGGATCAGCGTGGCATTGCCATGTGTTACATCCCCTACACTTCGGGTATCAGCTCAACGGACATAAAGGCTCGTATGCGGTTTAGCGGTAGAATAGACACATAGATTTGAGGAGTCGTTTTGGCCATCACTAATGGGTATTGCACACTTGCAGAGGTAAAAGCAGCTTTGCGTATTCCTAACGCCGACACAATCGATGATGCTTTGCTGGAAACAGCGGTTGAGTCAGCATCTCGTTTGGTCGATGGTTATGCTAATCGCAATTTTTACTCATCCGGTTCGGCAACCCGATTCTTTACGCCCGAAGACCGTATCGTTTGCGAGATTGATGACTTGATTTCGTTGAGCAGCCTCGTGGTGTCTGCTGATCTTGATGGCGTGTTTGACCAGACTTGGACTAGCACCGATTACCAGCTTGAGCCTTTGAACGGTAGGGCTGATGGTTTGACTGGTTGGCCTACAACTCGTATCCGTGCTGTTGGCGATTATGTGTTTGCCACAAACATTGGTGAGGCTAGTGTTCGTGTGACTGGCACTTGGGGCTGGTCTGCTGCACCTATTGCGGTCAAGCAGGCAACTGTGATTCAGGCAAGCCGAATCTTCAAACGACTTGACTCACCATTGGGTGTTCTTTCGTCACCAGACCTCGGTTACATCCGCGTTGGCACAAGACTTGACCCTGATGTTCAGCAACTCGTTGAGCCGTATCGCCTAACTAGGTTCTTGGCATAATGGCAACCATTTCAGAACTCCGCGATGGTTTAGCAACCAACCTAGCCACGATCAGCGGTTTACGCACCGGCGCAACAATCCCTGAGAACATCAACCCGCCGTTTGCGATTATTGGGTTCGACAGTTCAGAGTTCGATGTGACTATGAGGCGGGGTTTGGACATGTTTGCGTTCACAGTTACTGTGGTCGTTAGCAGAGCTGATGGTCGTAACGCACAGAACTTGCTGGATGTTTATTGCGCCCCAACAGGAACGACCAGTATCAAAACTGCGATAGAATCAGATAGGACACTCGGCAGTAAAGCAAATGATCTACGAGTGACTGGGTTGTCGAATTATGGTAATTTGACAATCGGAGAAATAAACTACCTAGCAGCGGAATTCGCTGTGACGGTTTATGCATAAGTAGGAGAAAAGTAATGCCAAAGTTTCTTGCCACACAATTTCAGGTATCACTCAACGGTGTTGACCTGACCAACTCGCTTCACGCCGTAACACTTGATGTTTCGTCTGGTGAGGTTGACACAACCACTTTCGGAACGACAGCAACTATCTACAAGACTGTTGTTGGCGGTATCCTATCTGGTTCAGCCAAACTAGACTTTTACCAGGACTACGCTGCTGGTTCTGTGGATGCAACCATTTTCCCGCTTGTGAACACAATCGGAACTTTGGTTATCAAGCCACAGGGATCTGTTACATCGTCAACCAATCCGTCATACACGGCACTCTGTTTGATCAACGCCTACTCCCCAATTTCGGGCAGCATCGGCGACCTAAGCTCATTCTCAGTAACTTGGCCAACTACCGGCGCAATTACTAGAGCTACCGCATAAGGAAAATAATGAAAATCAATCTACGCATTGAGTTTGTTTCGGGCGAGAGCAAGGAAGTCACTTGTTCAGCGGCTGATCTAGTTGCATTTGAAACTAAATTCGACTTGTCAGTTACTGCACTTGAAACCCAGATGAAGTTCACTCACCTTTTGTTCTTGGCTTGGTCTAGCGAAAAGCGAACCAAATCAACGACTAAGGAGTTTGATTCTTGGGTTGACGATGTTGCCACAGTTGGGGCGAGTGAACTAGACCCAAAATAAGGGGTCTGGGGGAAACCTCAGCGCATTGGCAAATTGCTGCTCTGGCTTGCGAAACAGGCATTGCACCATCTCTACTTATGCAAGAGTCGGATCGTATGATTTTCACTATGACCCGATATTTGATTGCTAGGGCGCAGAGTCAATCTGGGAACTAATAGAAAGCCACCTCTTTTTGAGGTGGTTTTTTATTTGGGTAAACTTGTTGTATGGCAATCAACATCATTAGTAAGAGTGGTGAGCGGTCTGCCGTAAATTTTTCTGACATCAATTACATGATCAGGATTTTGCGAACTATTGACACTAACCATGTCAAAGCTTTGCGTAAAGAATCTAAGCAGATTGCTAAACCGGTTCAGGATGCTGTTAGGCGTGGCATTCCGAGCAGACCACCTATTTCTGGGATGTTGCCGAAGGTTGTGCCTGGTCGTTTGACTTGGAACACTGGCAAGCCTGCTAAGTCGGTTACTGTGCAGACTCCGAGGTTGAAGCAGAAAGCGAAATACAATTCGTTGGCTCGTGTCAGAACTTGGTCTGCTGCTGTTGGTATTGCTGACATGGCTGGTCGTTCGGGTCGTTCTGTTGGTAAGTATGCTGAAACTCGTGTTTACCCTTACAAGCAGGGTTTCCGTAAGCACAGGATCAATCCTGAAGGTTCAAGAGAGTTCATTCGTAACTTGAACGCTGGTGTTGGTGTGAAGAAATCCAGTGCATCGCGTTTTGTTTGGCCTAGCGGTGAAAAGGCTCTGCCTATGGCTAGGAGTAGAATGATTGGTGTTTTGAATAGGTATTACAACATTGTGAATACGAAACTTAGAGGTTAACTGTGGCTAGTTCAATTATTTTACCTATTCTCTCTACTTTCAATGCTGCTGGTGTTCGTGCAGCTCAGAACTCTTTGACTGGTCTTAGTGCATCTTTTGGTGGGGTGAGCAAGGCTGCTGCTAAAGCTGGTTTCGCCTTGGCTGCTTTCCAGGGTGTTGTCGCTGGTGTTGGTTTTGCTGTAAATTCGGTTGCTGCTGCTAGTGCGCTTGAACGCAACATGAATGCGTTGGGGCTGATTTTTGGTTCGACTACGCCGAAGATGCAGGAGTTTGCTCGTAGCGCACAGTCTATGGGTTTGTCCACTGCTGAGGCTGCTAAGGCATCTACCTTCTTGGGATCTGTTCTAAGAGGTGCTGGTTTTAGTGCGGCTGATGCGGCTACTCAGACTCAGCGTTTGGTTGGTTTGGCTTCTGACTTGGCAACCGTTTATGGTTACGATGTGCAGGAAGCCTTGACCGGTATGACTGCGTTGTTCCGTGGTGAGTATGACCCGATTGAGAAGTTCGGTGTCGCCATGAAGCAAGCCGAAGTCAACGCGGTGTTGGCTTCTAAGGGCTTGGGCAAGCTCACTGGTCAGGAGTTGTTGAACGCTCAGCAACAGGTTCGTCTTGAGTTGTTGTATCAGAGAACTGCTGCGGCTCAGGGTGCTTTTGCTAAGCAGAGTGGCACTTTGTTTGTTGAGCAGAAGAAACTTGAAGCTACTTTTAAGAACATTCAGGCTGCTATTGGTGAAGCGCTTATTCCAGTGCTTAGTGACTTGGCTACACAAATGGCTAAAGGCGAGAGCCTATATGGTACTAACCCAGACTATGAAAGACGCGCTAAGTCCTATGATGAGCAGGAAGCCAAGCTTAAAGGGGACGATGATAAGGCGATGTGGAAAGCACTCATGCACGCGGGTATTGGTATGATGAGTGGTAAATCTCCTAACTTTATGTCTAACTTAGCATCGGGTGTTACTGCTGGCGCTGAAGACTACGAAAAAACTCAAGAAGATATCGAAGCTAAAAAAGCACGTCTTGGACAACTCCGTGATGCGTTAGGTGATGCAAAACGTCAAGAAAGACTGATGATTGCTAAGTACGGTGCAGATAGCGTTCAAGCATCTAAAGCATCAGATAAAGCCCTTGCATTAGAAGCAGCGAGACTCAGAGCTTCTCGCGGTGAAAAAGAGTTATCTGCTGAAGTACAAGGACAAGCAAATGCTGTTAGAGCGCTTGAAGTACCTAGTACGATTGCTATGCATGAAGCGGCAGCGGTGGCACAGTTAGCTAATGCGGCTGAATCAGCGTATAAATCAAGTCCTGAAGGTAGAAAGAAAGAAGAGCTTAGAGGCGTTAGTGCTGATATCCATGATGCAAATGCGGTTATCACTAGCTCAAATGCTACAGAAGAAGATAAAGCTCAGGCAAGATTGAGATTATCCACTCTTGAATCTAGATTATTTGAATTGACTGGAGTTAAACCTACTCCTCCTGCAACTACTTCAATCACTCCAGAGTCTAAAGGGTATTTACCGTTCTCAATACCTACTGATGTAATGGGCCTACTTAAAAAACACTTACCTACTTCTTAACTAACAGCGAGCATACTATGGCAACATTAGACGATATTGGAGAGGCACTTAAAGCCGCAGATGCCGCTGGCGATGAAGAAGGTGCTAAAAGACTGGCTGAGTTCTATAAGCAGGCATACGATGCACAAAAAGAAGCACAGGCACAACAGCCTGACGAACGTAATGAATTTGTAAAAGGGCTTATTGCTAATACAGCGGGTGCAGCTAGAGGTCTAGTAGGTACGCCATTAGAAGATTATGGTAAGACTCACGATATGCCGATGATTCAAGAGTTCGGTAAAAACGTACGTGAGAAAGCTAAAACCTATGAAGACTACGATGCGAGTAACATCCATTCTGTAGAAGACGTTATGCATCATCCTATTGATGCACTGCAAACAGCTGTGGGTAGTGCGATTCCTCAAATAGGGGCTACATTAGCTGCTACGGGTGCTGGTGCTGCTACGGGTGCTGCATTGGGCGCTCCTTTTGGTCCTGTAGGCGCAGGTGTTGGCGCTGTTGGTGGTGGTCTATTTGGTGGTTTATCTGCTGCCGGTGTGCAAGAGTATTCTGCAATTCGTGAAAAGCAACGTGAGCACGGGCAAGAAGATATTGGTAAAGCTATAGAGTACGCTACCCCTGCTTCGCTTTTAGAATTACTTGCAACCTACCTAGAAACTAAAAGCACTAAACTTCTTCCTGCGCCTTTACGTACCGCGATTATTGATGGTGCTATGAAGCGTATTGGTACAGCAGGTGTTGCAGAAGCAGGCACAGAGTATATCCAAACTGCGCTTGAGCAGTTAGGTGCAAGTGAAGATATTACAACCCCCGAAGCGGGTGAAGAGCGTAATCTTAGTGCAGTACTTGGTGGTCTTGGTGGTGCGGGATTTAGAGGGGGTGTTGAAGCAGTTGGTAAAATATCTGGCACACCAGAAGTTACTACACCTACAGAACCTGTAGAACCTACAGAAGAGCCAGAAGTAGACACGACCACTCCACCAGCAGGTCAGCCTGCTGCAGGTACACCTCTACCTGACAGAAACGATGTTAATATATACGAAGGTGTCGAAGCTGCGGGTGTAGACCCGTTTGAACACGATGAGCTTTTTGATGAGCTTATACATCCTAGACATTATGAATCCCCTGAATCTATAGATAGATTAGAAGAGCACCTTAATGCAAACCCTGAAATCCTCCCTAAAGATTTTGATGACAGTCTGTGGGCAGAACATATTGCAAAGCAGAGAAGTCGTGTAGAAGGTGTAACACCGCCTACTGAAGAGGTTAAATCACAGGCTGAGAACGTAGCGCCAGAAGTAACAGAGCCAGAAGAAGATATTAAGTTCGAACCCGTGCATATACCTTATGAGTCTTCAGAAACTCCAGGGCAAAGAGGAGCTTCACATTATATTAACTATGCAGGTAGGATGATGACTGTCCGCAATGTTAATGGCACGCTTGTGCCTTTCTACCTAAGCACAGGAAGCGGCGGTAAGAAAAATGTAGCATCAGGTAAATGGTATCCGTTCTTTGGTGTAGGTAAAGATGGCTGGATAAATAAAACCGGCGAAGCTGATATGAACTCTTATTATGGGAGTCCTGCGCTTAAAGCTGCTGCTGAACATCTAGATAGTACGGTAGGTGATATTCGTAATGATACCACTATACCGAAAGTAGGTGCTGAAGGTAAGCACATGGACTTCATTAACTACGGACTTACCCCAACAGATTTTAAATCTCCTGACACTGTAGGCAAAGTTAAAGAGAACGTAGATAAAATAGTTAGTGCTGTTGATGCCCCTAAAGAACCTAAACCTTCTGTATCTAAATCAAGTGCCTATACAGGACACACTGCAGAGTCTTTGCAACCTCATCTTACACCAGAGATGAAACGCCTTATCGAGAGCGGTAAGCTTACTTTGCATGATACGAAAGACACACTACCCGGCGAAGGGCATCCAGATAACGTACAGGGTCTTACCACACCAGAAGGCGAAGTGCTTTAGCTGCAAGGTGATGGATATCTGACTCGGTGATGCTAAGTCTTGCACCAAAAGTTGTGCGTGCCCAGTTTTTAATTGCTGATACTGCACGTTTTACTATGGGTAGATGAGGCGCGTTCTCAACTAGGTATGCTAGAGTTTCTTCGCCCTTTAAATGCTCTGGGGTATTTTCAGGGACAGACTGACGTGCACGGTCAAACGCTTCACCTTTAGTAGTTAGAGCTTGAGACGTTAAATCGCCCCAGACTTTATCACCCACCATACCTCTCATACCAACGTGTACACCCATCTCATGCAGTGCCACTCTAGGT